GTATCTCAACGGACTAAGCAATCCTAAGCCTAAGAAAGTTAAGGAAGAAACTGAAGAGTAAATGAAAAAGGCCACTAGAGCGTCAACTCTAGTGGCCTTATTTGTTTATGGCTTGGTGTTATGTGCAATAGTCACAAATGCTGTCACCGTAGCTACAATCCACAGTAACGGCTTAGCTACCTTAGCGATCCATTCAAGGACGGTAAAAGCTCCGGAGGCAGCGTTGAAGGCTTTAACCATGCCTTCGGTGTCCTCTGCAACCTTATCCACCTTGGTTTCTACCTTACAGAGCCTTTCATAGATTTCTTTGTGTGATACTTCTTCAGACATGTCACTTCTTTCCTTTGATTTCCATAATCTTTTCTAAAGTACGTCCACCAAAGTAGAAGGACATAACCAACATACCCCATTGACCTAAGAGCTGCACATAGGTCTCAGTGGCCTTGATGCCGTTAGCATCCATGATGCCAAAGGTAAAGTAACCAGTGAAGATAGCTACAAGTGTCATAGGTCTAATGTTCTTGGACAACCAAGAGTCAGAAGCCATATCAGCTACGTGACGGCCTGTGAGGTTATCCTGCTCTGTCTTGAACAGCTCAGTCTCATTAGCCATCTTAGCAAGTTCGCCCGATTGAGCCAACTCAAGTAACTTCACCTGAGCCTCTGCCTTTTGAGCAGGGTCAGGGAAGAACTTATCTAAGATTTTGCCTGCGAAGGGTAATAGCAGTTCAATCATTTGTATACACTCCTATGCAGCTCAAAGTGAGGGCCATCTTTAAAGGATTGCCAGTCTCCGCCCCAGACAATATCAATCTTTAGCTCTTTGGCTACTTTCTTGATATGGTCAGCCACTAGCTGGTAGTACTTAAAATCCCAAGTAACTTCACCGTCCTTGATAACAGCAATGTCCACAGCCTTACCTGTCAGATGCCTGCTGTTCATCGTCTGAGACTTCCCCGCATCAAAGAGCGCCTTCTGACGCTCCTTGGTACGTAAACCTTCTGTGATGGAGAAGTCCAGAGGAGACTCTTTGATAGCCTCCTCTAGCACTTTTACTAGATCAGGGTGTACGCCTTGTAAGCGTTCCTTGCTTCTGGTTCCGAATGAAAATGTCATAGTTACTCCTCAGGGTTAGCCACTTCGTCACGTTCAATGATACGTGCAGGAGCAGAAGCACCAATCAAAGCAGCAGTAGAAGCATTGCCTAAAAGCTTGCCTCCGATGGCTTTAGCCTTTTTGAATCCCTGCTCAGTTCCTGTTTCAAGTGCTTTGATAGCTTCAGACATATCCTTCACATTCTTAGGGTTGCTAAGAAATTCCTGAATCTCTGTGTTCTCGGACTTTGCAGATTTGTTCTGGAGGAATTTACTCAAAAGAGTAGACACCTTGTAAAACGTACTTTGCACTTGCTGACGAAGCAGAGAAGCAGCGCGGGCAGGATCAGAGCCTGTTAACTCCTCAAAGCGAGTTGTTTGAGTCAACGACTGGTTGATCTTAGCCATTACTGGATTCTTAGCTAACCGCTCAGAAGCCTCCAACAAAGCCTTCACATTCTGTGCATGGTCTTTACCAAACAACGTGTTGATTGTCTGGGCGTTATCATCAAAGAATCCAAGCTTATTTGAAGACTTTAGACCAATGTCCAAAACTACAGATTTCAAGCCGCGCTGAAGAGTGATGTCCGAACCTGCTGCAACCATGAGCTGTTTGAGTTCTTCAGGATTGTTTAGAGCACGACTGACAAAACCTTCAAATCCTCCTGTTTGACCGTAAGCACGAGACCAGACATTCTCAATCTTGCCAATAGCTGCGTTCTTCTGCATGTCAAGTAACCGCTCACGGTTGCTGAGCAAACTATCAACATTTGAAGACAGTCCCTCAAGCTTATCACGTAAGCCGGGAACTTGGTCAATAGCCTCTGTGTTCTTACGCAAGAAAGATTGCAAAGCAGCAGGATTAACAGACAAAGTATTAGGATTAACAATACCGTTAGTCTGGCTAATCTTCATCAAGAAAGCATCTTCAATGATCTTCGCAGCCTCTGGCGAGTTGTCAGTAGCTGCCAGAATCTGGCGAATAGCTGAAGGCTTGCTTGTCAGCATAGGTACAGTGGACTCAACAAAGCGGGCCCGGTCAACGGATACGACCCCTGCTTCGCTAAAAGGAATACCAAGCTTTTCAGCATACTGTTTGTCTAAGCCTTTGTATGACTGCACAAAATCCTCAGGCAGCGTGCTCAAGGACTCATCAAAACGGTTCTTCAGTTCGTACAACATACGCAACTGATCCTTGTCTTGAGTGTCGCCAATAGCTCGGTTAATACCTCGCTTCAATGAGTCGATAGAATTAACGTCCATTGGCTTGAACGTACCTTCAACAGACTTGACTAAATTAGGATACTTAGCAGCAAATGCCCCACTTACAGGAGCTTTTGTGGGGGCCAAAACTTTCTTAATCGCTGAGTCCAAAGCAGGAAACTTGTTGAACACATCTTCTGCCTGACGCTGTTTCACAAAGTTCCACAGACTTGCAACCACAGGAGACTCCATCTCAATGCCTTGTTTAGAAGCATCTTTCAAGACATTTTCATACAGTGGTTTAAACTCTTCTCGGATGACTGCTTCACGGGCATTCAGTAAGTTGGTAACACGATTACCTACGTCTTCCTTACCTGTCGGGACCATCAAAGCATCAGAAGTCAGGTCTTGGATGCGTGTCTCAATTCCTCCGATCTGGCGCTCAATGTTAGCCTGCTTCATTGCATAAGCAGTCTCACGACGAGAGTTTTCATAGGCCAGTTTCTTAGCCTCTACTTCAGCGGTCAGGGCAGCATTGCGAGGATCACCGGCTAACTGTTTCTGGGCTGTTTTAACAGCTTCTAGTGCATCCTTTTCCTGTTGCTTAATTGCCGCTGTAAAAGCAGCATTCTCGCCACGGGATGTTTGAGAGGCCAGCAAGCCGGTTAGAGTAGTGTCTCCTTTAGCAGCGGCAGGGATAGGAAGTTTAACCCCTGTCATCTGCTCAATTTCAGAAGCTCTTGCCAAGTCAGCAGCCAAATCAGGATTAGACTGCATAGCAGTACGCAAACGGGCTTCTGCTCTAGCTGCGCCGAAAGTAGTAGCTGCTTGTGTGCCGAAATCAAAGAACTCTTTACCTGTTGCTCGATTAATTAAACCTTTGACTCCAAGCTCACCTGCTGTCAACATAGAGTTAGCAGGCAAGGCAAGACCTAAGCCAGCAACCATCTCAGCGGGTAAACGGTACTCTTCGCCTGTCTTCTCAGCAACCGCTTGACCAATTTCACCTGCCCCTACAGCAGTTCCTGCGCTCAAGGCTGTTTGACGAGCCAAATCTGCACCGGACTTAGGAACAAAAAGATTAGCAGCAGCTTGTCCATAAGGAGCCGCCCGTGTACCTACCGTCCCCATCTGAAACAGTTTTGCAGGGATAGCCACAGCAGGAACAGCAGCAACTCCAGCAGTCAGGTTACGCAACATACGCTCGTTAGCGGACGGGACAGGAGCAGTCAAAGGCACTGTAGGAGTGCCTCCTGTTGGAATCTGGCTAATCAATTCTTCACGGCTAACAGGAGCATTGTCTAAGAATCGAATAGTGCTTGGTTGTTCAGCATCGTCAAGAAATTTAATAGCCATTGTTACTCCACTACGGCTCGTCGGCCATTGATTGTGATATTTGTCCCTTTAGGGAGATTAGCTGCTTCAGCTTCTTTAACCGAAGTAAAAGCTGTCTTTGCAGGTGCGCTAGAAGGACGTCGACGGAATACAGTATTAATCTGAGGCTCGGTAAACAAGCCACTGACCCTTGCGGTATCTTGCAACTGCTGTTCCTCCACAGAGATACGGAAGTCTGCTTTCTTCTTCAAAGCTTCAGAAAGCTGGCGCAACTTAGTTAAAGTATCTGCTGTTGGTCGTCCTTGAGTCAGTGTAGAAATAGTATCAGACACGCGACCAACTAAAGAAGGATCAATACCGAATGCTTCCACATCAGCGCGGGACAGTTGAGTTTCTCCGGCTGCTTTAGCAAGACTACGTGACAAGCTAGAAACAGCAGCAAAGTTGTTACTCTTCAATGCCATGTCTGCCAGTTCAATAGCGTCTTGAGCAGCGTCTGACTGATCTTGATAAGGCTTAGTAATAGCTTGCAAGTCTTTACGAAGACCTGTAACATCTCCTGCTTTACCCACGCCGGGGAGCACGTTAGTAATCTTTGCTCCTTTGCCTTGCTTAGTACCTTCCAACTCAGCAGCGGCAAATTCTTGCATACGCTTTTGAAACTCAGGTGTTCCCGGAGTTAGGCCAGCGTCTTTTAACACTTGACCATAAGTAGAAACTTTTTCAGCTTCTGGAACATCAAGCAAACTAATGTCATTACCCGCGTCTTGAGCAGCTTTAACAGAAGCAGGGGTAGCTTTAGCAGCCAACGCTAAGAATGCTTTGTCGCCCACGGAGAATGACTTCTTCTCAGCAGTCTTAGCTGTAATCTCAGCTTCAGTCTTACGTGCAGCCAGCTCAGCAGCAGTACGTTGCTGATAACGGTTAGTCAGCTCACTGACCAGTTGGTAGTCTTTGTTCTGCATAGCAGTCTGGATGCCTTGCTTCAAAGACTCAGGATTGGTCAGGTCTAAGTTCTGCAACACACCTTGACGTTGCTGAATCCGCATCATCTCAGGATCTTGAGCACCCAACAAACCACCTACAGCGCCTCCTAAGCGATTAGCACCGGAGTAGATTGCAGCGGTAGCACGCTGGAAAGGATCAGCCTGAGCGTACTGCATGGCTTGTGTCTGCAAAGCCTTCTCACGCTCTGCCATGAGGGATTCTGGAGTGATCCCAAATAAACTATTGATTACTTCAGCCATTATCACCGTTCCTTTAAAAGTCTAACCAGCCAGTAGGCGAGGTAGCTGCGTACTGTGTTGCTTGATTGTACTGCTGCTGAGGAGTGATAGGAGAACCTGTCATCCAGTTAGCTAAGCCTTGTGTCAATTGTTTGTTGCCTGCAAGACCACTGAAAGCAGCTCCAACAGGGCTGTAAGCATTAGCAGCTTCCATTGCTCGGGCAGCGTTAGTACCGCCTTGGAACAATGTCTGACCAACGTTAGCACCTGCGGCAGCAGAACGACCACCCAACTGAGCACCGATATCCAGAGGAGATTGACCAGCGGCTTCCAAGCTCTGAGCCAAGCCAAACTGTGTCTTCAATGGGTTATAGCCACCAGAGGCCAAGTCTAAGCCAGTACCGAACAAGCCTGCACCGAAGGTAGTAGCTGCTCTGCCTTGCTCTTGAGCACGGGTAGCCAGTTCCAAGTCCTGTAATGCCTGAGCATTCAACAGAGCCTGTTGTTCAGGGTTAGCAGCGCCCATCATACCACCTTGAGCTACAGCAACACCACCACGGCCTGTGTTGAACAGATTCTGAGTCAAGCCTGCCTGAGCACGTTCACGGGCTGGCTGCAACAGAGCCTGCTGAGAAGCCATCCAATCCTGAGCTGCCTGCTGCGGAGTCTGCGCCAGATACTGCTGACCTAAGCCGAACAGTTGCTGCTGAGCTGCCTGCGCTTGCTCCGCTGTCTGGACACCTTGACCGCTTGCCTGAGACAGTAAACGATCACGCAGAGCTGCAATGTCTGGAGCTACATCGTAGCCTGCCGACTGAAGATAACCCTCGGGGGACATTGTGAACTGAGAAGTACCGAAGCGGGAAGTAATACCCACTGGACGGAACTTCTGAGCTTCTGCTGCCATTGCCGCAGCGCGTAATTGTGCATCAGCGGATGTACGTGCTGCATCCTCGGCAGCATTCCCACTCATAACACCACCTAAGAGGCCTAAACCTCCACCGATAAGAGCAGCTTCGATACCCATTATTTAACCCTCACAAATAGTTGTCGTGTTTGTTTGTCATCACCGATGAAATCGGAGTGATATTTAAAATCCATCATACCCAGAAACCTTAAATGTTTACTGTCGGCCATTTCATGTATAGCAAAGATAGGCTTACCGTGGATGTCTACGAGCTTATCAAAGTCTGCTTTAAGTTGTTGCTTAACTGTCTTAGTCCACCTGTAACAATCACAATGAATAAATGTATTGTTAGAGAAGTACTCTAAATAGACAGTATAGTCATCAGTGTTTATTACAGGTGTCTTCATAGGTTAAGCTGTACGTTTCCACATCGCAACAGTGATGTACGGCTGGAGGTTGGCGTTGGTTCCAGAGGAGCCTGTTGTACTAATACCCACAGAAATACCTGTTCCTGAAGCACCTGTAGTTCCGGGAGTTTCGTTATAAATTGCCAACTGGCCTCCTCCTGCTAGGAACTGATCGCCAGCCGTGGTTGTATATGAATGAGCATGCCCGGGGTCATTGACAGAGGCTGTATGTGAGTGACTAACAACAGTAGCATCCTTACTACCTCCAGTCTCTTCCAAGGTATCGAACAGAGCATCAGCACCATTCAAGCCTACCATCACTCTACCAGCACCGAAGGCTACCCAAGTACCGAAGCCTAACAATGTAGCAGGATTAGTCGTGGAGCCAGCGTTAATGTAGACAGAACCGACAGGATACGCTGCTTGCAGAGCTGCTGTTACAAATGCTGTGGTAGCAATCTGGGTGGTGTTAGTGCCTGCTGCTGCTGTGGGAGCCAGAGGAATCCCTGAGAACGTAGGACTTGTAGTGTCAGCCTTAGAGTCAATAGCAGTAGCGATATTGTTAAATTCAATATCAAACTCAGTGCCTTTGATAATCTTTAACGGATTGCCTGAGGCCAGTGAGTCTTTACTGGCAAAGTTAGTACTTTTAACGTAAGAGGTCATTATAGAATCTTTCCATTTTTATTTGTGTTGTGCTCATCCAAGTAAGCAATTGCGTTGGCAAGAGCAGGAATAGATTCTTTAAAAAGACCTAACCCTGCATTACAGGAATGACAAAGCAAGGCTCTAACTTTCCCTGTTGTATGACAATGGTCAACATACAGTTTCTGTTTAATAGAGTCTGCTTCATCAATACCACAGATAGCACATTTATGATTTTGAGCAACTAAAAGTTTAGTATGCTCTTCTCTTGTCATGTTGTATTGAGTCTTTAAATGGTAATCTCTACCATAAACTCTCATCTTTGCTTTCCGGTCTTCAGTAAGAGGATCCGCTTTAATACAAGTTTTACAGATAGTCTTATGGCCTGATTTTCTATCTGTGGTCTTGTAATACTCTGTTAAGGGTTTTTCAATACCACAACGCTTACATACACAAGTCATAGAATTTTCCCGTTCTTCGCTTGCAGCTCCAACTTCTGGATACTCAGGGCTGAACCATTGATGTCTGCTTCGTAGCCGGTCTGAACAACCTTACCTGCTCCTGTAGGGTATGCAACGAGTGTTTGCAGAGAAATACCATCAGAAAACTCTGTACCACTAGTATTATACTCGCTAATTCCAAATTCTGCAATACCCTGAGTAGGAATTTTTGCAGTTTGTGAATAAAAGTTTTCCTTGAAGTCGTATCCCCACTTGATTGTCACATATTGGTTAGTACCACCAATGACAACAACAGAGAGTTTCTTCAGGACAGAACTTACCGAAGGAGCGCCTAAGTCTGTGTGGTTAGTAAAGTACTGGAAGCGGTATAAGTTACCGTTATCCTGATACCCACCATATTGACCTACATAGCCTGCTTTACCGATCAGTAAGCTCTTATCTCGCATGTAGCAGAAGCTCTTAGGCTCCAAGCTATCCCATGTAGTCACTCGACTAGAACCATCCTGTAAGACAGTCTTCATGTCAAAGCAGTACACAGTCTTGAGACTAGGTAAAGACAACAGGTAGAAGGACTCAAAAGGACTGTAGACAGACTTGATTGTACTAAGCACTTCACCCGCTACAGCACTCATCAGGTCATTACGTACGTTCTTAGACAAGTCACGGAAAGGTGCTGACTTCTCTTGGATTGTACGCAGTACGCTACGCACACCTGTATCCGACAGGAAGATAACATCTGAGCCTGTGTTCTGAATTGTGTCTCTAGCGATGCAGCCAATGCCTGTCAGGGAGTCAGAAATCTTGAATACACCTGCTGAGAGTACATCCTGAGCACCTGAGTATACCAAGATATTACTCTTACCAAAGATGAATAAGAATCCATTGTGAGAGGCTAAGCCTGTAATGTTATCTGCACCGTTAGGCCACACAGAAGATACGTCGATAGAGCCTGTAGAGCCTGCTGCCCACTTATGTCCGGAAAGGATGTCTGACCAATAGATGACAGCTTTCTCAGCAGCCAAATCAGCCACCCACAGACGACCGTAAGCTGACAATACAATGTTACCTGCGGGAACTGTACCTGTGTAGCCTGACTTCTCAGACACTCGGCGATAAGTAGTAGTACTTACAGCAGGGTCGACCACCAGAGGATCATGTCCAGTTTGGAAGAAATACAAGCACTCGTTCAAGGCTGCAATCTGCCAGTTGTTAGCTGTGATCGTAGGAGCTACACCGCCACCACCGTAGGTCAACATAGTCAGTGTATTACCTACAAGCTTGAACAGCTTATTGTTACCTGCCACGATGGTGTATTCAACACCGCTATCTGTCACCAGTTGACCCATGGCTTCTACGTTAGCAGAGCCTAAGTCAGCATTGGCTGTGTTCTTTGGTGTCCAGCCTTTACGAGCACCTACACGGCCATACTGGTCAATAACACAGTTAACTGCTGTCAGGGCAAAGCCAGAGGCTAAGTCCAGTGAACTGTCCTGTGTGTTCAGGCCATAAAAGCCCGGTGCTGTAATGCTAAATGTTTGAAGAGCTTGGGCCATAGCTTACACAGCCTCCCAAGTCTCTTCCTCAACATAGCGAGAACTTTCGATAGCGATAGCGTCAGCCAAGGAAGCTTTGTACAGGCCATAGGCTTCGGTGCTGTTCAAGCCACCGTCTTCACCTCGCTCAACCAAGGCACGGGCAAAGGCTCCTAAGACTACAGGCTCTTTAGGAACCAGCATTGTCTGAGCATCAGTTGTTAGCTCAGCTTGAGGGATGTACAGGTTAAAGTACAAGGTCAAGCCAGCAGAAGGTACAGGATAGAAGTCAACCTTGGTGTCACCGTTAGTGTGGATACCGTTAAAGTTGTAGTACATCGGATTGCCTGCGCTTGTGTTGTTCAACAAGTATTCAGACATCTTAGATGTGGTCAAGGCACGGATAGTGGACTTGTTGGTAATGTCTTGAGCATCAATGACTTTAAAGCGAGTACCCGAACCATTAAGCACATAGCCATAAGTGTTGGCTAAGGTCTCAATCATCAAGGTATCGGTTAAGGCATTCCATGCGTAGGCATCTTCTACTTGTCGCTTGGCATCATTTACCAACCTACCAACAAGCTTCGATAATGTGTTTTCATTGACTGTCGTGACTTCAGGTTCGCGCATACGAACCAATACGTCATTGACAAGCTCAAGGTATGTTGGCAGGGCCATCAAAGTTCTCCGTTAAAATATATTGAAGGATTCTCGCTACGCTTCGAGGCCATATTCAGATTCCTTCTTTCTTAAACAATTCAAAGGTGCAGATGGTACTGAAAGAGCTACCAGCTTCGTCCTGCATTACTACAGTATCGCCTTCTTCCATGACTACGTAAGCTCCTCCGTCCATGCGTACATACGAGCCTGCGGCAATTGTACCGTTATGTACATATAGGTCAGTGCCGGTGCTACTATCTCGCCAGTAAACAGAAATAGATTTGGTAGAACCGCTATTGTTGAACAGGTACATCAGGTTCCACTTAGCAAAGTAGCCTAGAGGAACTGTGTATATTGTTGTTGGTGTCGCTGCTGTTAGGTTAACACCTACCGATACTGGACGTGTCATTGACTAGGAACCTCGTCAGTAACGCTATCGCTGGGAAGTGGCGTGTTGCCCTCGGCCAGCCATTTCAGGTACTCGGCGTAGTTATTCATGCTGCTTTCCTTTCTTTGCATCTATCGAAGTGCCAGCGCTTTGCGCCGCCGTGGTCTTTCACTGATTTATTGCAGTGAGGGCACACAACAATGGGCCTATTGCGATTTGCCTCAGCCATCCTGCGTTTTGTTTCCTCGCTGGCAACAAAGCCAATCCGACCATTACCCCGACCGCGTTTTGCCTCGGAAACTTTGGTCGCAAACTCAGGGCCGCGCTTTTGACCAAGCATTGCGATCCGCAGCTTCTGCTTTGTTTCTTCGCGCAGACTGCGCCCCAGCTTTGCTTCGCGCATCTTCTGTTTGGTTTCGTCAGAGAACGGGCACTGGCTTGGTTTACCTGTGAGTTGCTTGCTCACCTGTTCTGCATATTCTTGACGGGCGATCTGGTAGGTCGTTGAGTTGACCTGACCATACTTGCCAAAGTTGCTCATCATGAAGAACGCACGAGAAGCCGCGCCGCCAAGAGCACGGGCCAGCATCCAATGGGCGATGAAATGCTGTCGGGCTGTCAGTCGAATCAAGTTGTCAGCGTCATCAGAACCGCCAAGGCTGCGGGGCATGATGTGATGCACCTCCGCATAGCCATCCACAGACTGCCCACGTAGAAAGCCTATAAATCGCTGGTAGCGGTTGTAATGATGCTGGCTTTGAATCATGGCAACAGTTTAGCGATTGTTTCTGCAATCCACTCATCAGTCACTGTGCCGCCTTCTTCTGCTGGCTCTGGTCGGTTTCCCTCTTGAAGCCATTTTGCAAATTCAGCGGCATCTGTGTTGGCGGGGTCAAAAGGGATGCTTGTGTTGCCGTTACGCAGCACAGAAGCAGGTTGCCCTGCGCGGTCGTTGAAGATTTTGTAGGTGTCCATTTACAGCTCCGCAGAAAGTTGGATTCTTGAGGCGTCATTTGTAGCTTGCAAATAGACTACACGCCCTGCTGTTGCGCTTGTTGTAAGCACAATATTGGGGTTAAAACTTTTTGAATTTGATGCGCCAATCCCTATGGTCGAAACAGTCCAATTCGTGCCATACCCATCTTCAACTCTAAACGTAGAGACTGTAGACAGTGTTGGGGTTGCCCTCATTTCTACTGGGTGAACGCCACCATACGTTATGTAAATGTCGGCATTGCCGTAGCACGTACCCATAGCAAAACCTGTTCCGTCATTTCCAGCTTGTCTTTGCATTGATCTGAAATACCGCTGGCACATCATCAACTCACGCCCGTAGTCCCTGCGCTCAAACGGGGAAGCAACGCTGCCAGCTTCAAGCTGTACGCCTGTGATGTAGAAGGTGGCTCCGGCAGTAGCACTTAGCTTCACAGAGCCAGATGTTGCAAACGAGTGGGATGCCACCCAAGAACCCGCCGTGGCTTGGTATGTGCTGCCCGAACCCAAATCCCATTTAACGCTAATACCTTTGCCGTTGTTTGTTACCCATGTTCCAGAGGCGTCACCAGCAATGGTTACCGTTTTCTGTTCCCATGTGTTTGCTGCGCTTACAGAATATGTAAAAACATATGATCTGTTTTCAGCAGAGTTAACCAGACCGCCTGAATAAGTGCCTGTGCCGCTTGCACGAACCCAAAAGGACAATGTGACGGTTTGAGCGTTGGCGGTTCCCCATCCTAAGTCCGCTACGTTGAAGCCTTCAATCACTTGGTACAGTTGACCATAATCGCCAGCAGCTAAAGAGCCATCAGCAGTACCCACTGTGATTTTAAGACTGTTATTAAAACCCGTAGGAACTGTTGTGTCTTGCTGTACGTTAAACAAAGCACCGCCGCCGCTGTTTACAGTCCAACGATCAAGTGTGTACCCTTGTGAGCTAGTTACTTGAGCCCCAGCGTTCCTTTGGTCGATGACCATATTTCCGTTCAGAATTCTGTTGCGGAACCCCATACCTGTAGAGGCATAAGTAGCGAGATTGGGGCTGTATGCTTGCACATCAGTGCCAATAGCAAGACCCAAAGATGTACGTGCAGCAGAAGCTGTAGTAGAGCCTGTACCGCCATTGGCAATAGCAATAGTTCCTGTTACGTTAGCTGCGTTGCCTGTAATGTTACCAGAGACTTTAGAGCCAGCTAAAGAAGTAATCCAAGCAGGGTCTGCGTACGAACCTGTAGTGACTACGCCATTAGTAACCGTACCGGCGTTGCCTGTGATAGAGCCTGTAATCGTCTGGCTAAAGGTTTTAGCGCCTGTGATTGTCTCTGTACCGCTGATATGCACGAGATCGGCAGGGTTAATAGAGGCGGCAGAAGCAGCAGCAGCAGTTGCGCTATTAGCCGCAGACGTAGCCGAAGAAGCCGCGTTAGTGGCAGAAGTAGCTGCATTAGAGGCGCTAGTGGATGCGGAAGATGCACTAGACGAGGCGCTAGAAGCTGACGATGCAGCAGCAGTCTCAGAAGCCAAGGAAGCAGAAGCACTGGCAGCAGCGTTAGTAGCTTGAGTAGTTGCTGCAGAGGCGCTGGAGGCAGCGGAAGATGCAGAAGCAGCAGCGTTAGTCTCGGCAGTCTCTGCATTGTTCTCAGATGCCAGAGCAGCACTAGCCGATGCAGCCGCAGCCGAGGCACTGCTTGAAGCGTTAGAGGCAGAAGTAGCTGCCGCTGACGCGCTAGAGGCTGCATTAGTTGCAGATGTTGAAGCACTAGAAGCACTGGAAGCAGCAGCGGAGGCGCTTGATGCAGCATTGGTAGCTGCTGTCTCTGCATTGGTTTCCGCAGTTTCAGCGTTGGTCTCAGCAGTCTCTGCATTGGTTTCTGCTAACTCAGCAGCGGCTTGAGCAGCCAAGGCAGCATCACGAGCAGCCTGAGACTGAACCAAGAACTCTTGGAACTCTGTGGTGTCTGAATCAGAAGTGGCAGAGCCTGTGCCACCGGGTCCACGATATATCGTCATTTGAGTTCCTTAGCTTTCTTAGCTTGTTTAACTACTTTAGCAGGTTGCTGTTGTTGCTGCACTTCAGGAGTAATCTCATACCATTCAGGATTCTCTCTAAAGCTCTTGATGTCTACTTCACGAGTAACTGTGGCAATGGTCTGAGGACGATTGCTATGTTTCATCTGAAAGCTTACCATATACATATCTCCTTTATTTATTACTCATAGATAATAAGTAGTAAACAAAAGAGAGCCCCGAAGGGCCCTCCTCAATCATCAGGCAGCCGAAGCGTCCACAACGATTGGCACTGCGCCGTAGTCACGCAGCTCAGCAGCGCCGTACAGAGTGTCAGCAGTGAACAGAGTACCGAGGTATTCTTGTTTGTACTGAGTCTGCGAACGCACACCGATCTGCTCAACCAGAACAGCCCAGTCGCGGTGGAACATCAGAGCCACACGGTCAGAAGCAGTGTTACCAGAAGCGGTATCGCAGTTGGTAGACACATACACTTTCACGCCGTAGATGTCGCCGAACTCACCGTTCATCAAGGTAGAGCCATTGCCCTTAAATGCCTGCTCGGTGAAGCGGTTGATGCCCAACATGCTGTTACGAGCAACAGGAGGAACCACCAAAGCGCGGCCATCCATAGGCACGTCTTGGTCATCCAGCAACTGGATAGCAGCACGGATACCAGCGTCAGCGATGTTGGCAGCGTTGGAAGTACCGGCAGTGTAAGCAGCACCGGTAGAACCGATGATACCACCAGCGTAGTCAGCGTTAGCAGCGTTACCGCCACGAGCTGCACGAGCCAGTTGGATCAGAGTGGTGTCAACCTTCTTAGCCAGAGCGTGACCAGCGTCATCAGTGTAGAAGCTACGCAGGCTCGACAGAGCTTGGGCTTCAACGATGTCTTCGATCAAGCGGCTGTACTCGAAGTGGTTGTTGATTGGCACAACGATTTCGCCTTCGGTTGCAGCAATCAAGGTAACTTGGTTGCCAGCAGTCTTAGCGGAAGCAGTACCGCGAGTAGGCACGGGAATGTGAACGGTGTCACCTTTCTTGCCCTTGAAGCTCATCTTCTTGACCAGATTGGCCATGACGAGGGATTTTTTGTATGCCGCTACAATCTCATCGCTCCAAACTTCAGGGATGAAGGTTGCTGCGGTGGTGGTTGTAACGTGATTGGTACCTAAGCCCATTTGAATACTCCTATAATTTCAGAAATGTAAAATTTATTTGACACGACCCTGTGCATAAGCAGCCATGATTTCGGGTTGAAGCTGCTCATAACGATCTGGGTCAGTCATCTTAAGACGGATTAAATCCGCACGACGATAAATTTTCTTTGCAACCTCGCCAGAACCACTTGTATCCACACTAGCGGCCTTTAAAGCTTGTGCTTGTTGCTTCTTACCAGTTTCCTGTACGGTGTTGTTGCGAACCTGTTTCAGTTCTTTATACGTGCTCAAGAGTTCATCCGCTGCGGGAAAGTCAAACTCAGCGTCTGCCTTGGCGTAAAGACTCATACGAATAGGACTTGCTTTCACCCACTCCTGAAATCCAGTATCGTTGGCAATAGTGCCAAAGTCAGGATGTTTGGATGCAAGCTGCTGTGCTGTCTTCATACGCTTTAGCTCTAGGTTAGCTTGTTTAGCTTCCAGAACTGCGGGATTGTTCTCGATTGCACGTTTAATTGAATCTTGAGGGTTCTCAAAGAAATCAACTTCGGGCGCACTTTCAACAGTAGTGGGTTTATCTGCTTCGAGTTGCCGTTTGAGTAACTGGTCCGCTAATGAACGTACTTCATGTACTTCCTGTGCTTGCCTCCCAATCATCTTTTCAGCTTCTTGGTGCATCTTAACAATATCCTCTAAGGACTTGTCTTTGTATTTATCAGGAATTACCTTCTCTACCACAACCTCTTGAGTTTGTTCCTCTACAATGGGAGTCTCTTGGGGTTGTTCTTCATCAATCGTGTCCAGTGTTGGGTCAAACGATTCTTGCTCAATAAGTGCCATACTATTATTCTCCTGTCTCTAATGAGATTATAGGACTATGAAATGTGAATACTGATTGCTCAGTACTTACCCGTTTTGAAGTGTTATTCTGGAACAGCGTAAGAGGCTTTCCTTTCTTGCTTCAGCTTCTCACTTCGTTTGCGTTCCCATGCGTCATATGCACCCGGAAAAGCACCTGTGATGCCTTCCAAGTTACACCGAACACTGGAAACAATTCTTGTTGAATGCTTACCGCAGGCTCGACAAGCGAGTTCCCTGACGGTTTCATCCACTAATGCTTCAGAGATGTGTCCATCTTCACAAACAAATTCAAACATTCGACGCATTACTGTGCCTCCTGTAACAATTGCTCATAAACTTCTTCACAAGTCTTCTTGCGGTTTAAAATAAGGTCTAGAATATCCAACTGGCCTTGACGATAAGATAATGATTGTGCGTCCTTTACCGTGCGGATGTTTTCTAGCTCTTGCTTTAACTTTTCGAGGTCTTCGAGCAAGAATGACCACCCTTGAGTGGACATCATGTTGAAGGTTTCCTCATAATACTTTTGAAGTTCCTTATCCATGAGGGGAAACTCCTTTCATTGATTTATTTAGGCTGCCGATTCTGCATCTGTGCGAGTGCGATACGCTCGTTTGAGTCAATGTCTTTCTCTTTGAGCATTAAATCAGCCAATTTCATGCGTTTAGCGAAGTCGGCATCCTGATCGAGGTTCGTAGCAGCGGCTTGTACCACTTTTACGCGCAACTCTTCAGGCATGAGCTGAGTTTCAACCATTGTTTGCTGTGCTTCTGCGGCTGCCTTCTGAGTCTGGGCCTGCAAGAGAGCCAAATCAGCCTGCAACTTAGCCATAGCTGCTTGTTGAGCCATCTGTTGCTGCTGTTGAGCCTCAGGATTAGGCTGACTCATTTGTTCCAGAGCGGCAATCAGTTCATTTCGGTTGCTCAACGAGCTGTTACCCAAGATTCCTTTGAGAATCAGAGGCAGAACTGGAGTGTCTGGGCCTAATGTCTGCAACAATGCAATGAATTGCTGCTGTTCAAACTCACGAGCCAAGATACCCAGAGTAGCTGTAGGCGCGAATTTCACGTCTACAGAAGGGTAACGCTCAGGATCAAACTGCATGTAGCGCCAAGCGGCCTTGTTGATGAACGGAATCAAGAAATCTTCTTGGAAGTTCGTCAATGTACGCTTGTATTTCTTGATAATGCCTGCCATTGCCATCGACATACCACCTGCGCCAGCGTCACGAGGAGCTGCTGAAGGCATACCCGCACTGTCAACAGTACCTGTAGCTTGCAAGAGGAGGCGTTCGTAGTTCTGAGAGGCTCTCACAGAGGAGTCATCAGGTGTGCCGAAGCGCAAAGGCATCATGATCTGGTTAGGATCGCCGTTGGTCAGGAACGCTTTACCGGGTTTAACCTCAAACTTAGCACCACGAGGCAAGCGAGTAGCGTCCATAGCCATCATGGGAACGGCTGTCAAGGCACGGGCATCACTGTCCATACGCAAGCTACCGTCAATGGCCTTCTGCATGTTGTAGGCCTTCTCCGCTGTACCACGACCCCATACACGTCCGGGGACTGTATCGTCTTGGTACAACATGACAGGACGATCCTTCATCATGTAGGGATTAGCTTCAGCCTTCAGGAGTTTACCGCCGTTAGCGATAACCACGATAGCTTCCACAAGTTCCGAGTATTCGTCAGCTAAGGAGTCCTCTGGGAACAGGTCTTCAACCTCTTCTTCGTTCTCGAGCTGCTCTAAGTACTCACGAGGAACCAAGCCGTAGTAAGTCAACAGACGGACACGACCATCTTGATACTGCACCGATTCTTCTGTGGCTTCCAAGTCGTCATCAGGACCGTCCAAGCCTAGATCAATCTTGCGATAGATGCCGCGCTCCATGCCTTCAACGACTTTATGCACCGATACGAACTTCTCAATGGCACAGCCCATAGCGTCATCCAAGGATGTAGCGTTAGGATCAACCAAGAAGTTCTTAGGGTTCACAGGAACCAGCTTAACAGCGATACGGTCTTTCTCGACCACGCCGATAGCTGCTTGTCCTTGTACGCCGGGGATAGCTTGAGTAGCTGGAGCGTATTCTTTCTCGGTCTTGACTGCGATTTCGCCGATACCTGTACCATAAATCTCAGCCATCAGCTCAATCTGATCGACAGCTTTCTTGATCTTGTCACGGTTGAAGTCTTCCATCAACTGAGCTTTTAACTGCTCAACGTCTAACGGCGTACCGTTAACGTCCTTGATGTCATCTTCAATATCGAACCATTCACCTTGACCAAAGATAGCCTCCATGATCTCAGCGTGACGGGTCTCAATAGCCTGCTGAGTAGCGGGGGAGATGATACGGCTACGTTCGGAGTCACGGGTACGGTCTTCAGCGGCCCACTGACCACGGAAGATACGCTCATACTCAAGCCAATCATCAAGGTAGTTCTGGTCACGGTAATCGCGCCACTTGTCAGTGTGGGAGACAACCCAATCAGTCAGCTCTTTGTCGGACTCTGTGGGTTCGTCATACTGACTGTTTTCTGAATTTTCTTCCATTGTTTAATATCCACTTATAGCGTCATAAACCTCATACTCATCTTCGTCGTAATCTGGGACAAAGGAGTTAAGGGCGAGTTGTTCAACGTAGGCAAGAGCATCCACCAAGTCATCATGTACACCCTTGGTAGGAAACATCAAGAGCTGGTCCTCGAAGTCACTCCATTCTTCGTCCTCATTCAGGATAACCTTACCGTGTTCCATCCGTCCTTGTAAGGCCCAGATGATACGGTCAGCTTTCTTCTTGTTTCCGTGAGTGAGTGTCTGAATGTGTGCAAAGGTGTTGTACTGCCTCATCATGTCCTGTAGGATCGTCAGAGCAGCGTTCTTAGCTGTTCCTCGCTCAATACCTACGGCTAGAGGCTGATAGTCCTTGATGTTCTTCAGGATACGCATACAGGTATCTTTGATGTCCCAGCGTCCGTGCTCAATCTTGTCTACCCACCAAGTTCCATCGTCTGAGACCTTCACGACAGCAATGGCTGATTCGTCTAGTCTTTTCTTGTTCTGGGAACCTTCTGAGATGTCTTCAAAGCCTGCCAAGTCAATAGCGATGATGTATGAACCATCCTTGGGCTCTGGACCTTTCTTGATCCAGTGTTCTTTGAAGATATCAGAACCTGAGGTATCGAAACTGGAAAGATATTCTTGCTTAAAGGCGAAGGAACTCAGTGTTCGCTTGGCTGCTTCGATTTCCTTGGGGTCGATGGTTTCGTTGTCTTGGGTGGTGAAGTGCCATGACTTCCACTCTTCATCACCTTCGTCCTTACCGAGCTTGAAGGCATCGTAGAACCAGTTACGGCCCGATGGAGTAGAAATGAATAGTGCTCTACCTTTCTTATCCGACAAAGCAGCACGGATAACCTTCTCCCAAATCTCCTGCTTAATGAAAGCACATTCGTCCAGTACCACATAAGTAAGGGACACACCACGAAGACTATCGGGGTTATCAGCACCTCGAACCAGAATCTTTCTTCCGTTGACAAGGGTAATCTCTAAGTTGTTAATGTGAGAGGACTTAATCACTGGACGACCTAAGTCATGCAGCAAGTCCCAGATGATCGTCCGGGCCTGTCCGAGGGTAGGAGCAATGTACATCACTGCTGACCCTTCAGGGCAGTTCAGAGCCTCAATAAGGAGCGTTACGGCAGACAGACGGGACTTACCACATCGACGACCAGCGGCTACGACCTTGAAGCGGTGAGTGTCTTTGAAGACAGTCTGTTGCCAGTTCAGGAGGGCAAAGTTAAGTTCAGACATCAATCACATCCTCATCGCTAACACTGCTTACAGTGGGTTGATTCAAGCCTGTGATGTTAATCGAGATTTGAGGTGCTCCACCAGCATTCTTAGCAGCATCAAACATAGACACAGGGAGGATTCGATCAACAGCTAACTTCATTGCAGCCATTTGTCCGGGATGTCCATCGGTCATGGCAATCTCTACCATCTTGTCTAGAATACGACTACCACCAGTGGCGAGTAATCGTTCCTTGAACTCTTGAAGCCTAGCAGCGTCACCGGCAGGGCGACCTACCTTACCTTTTGTACGGTCTTTAACGGCCTGTAGATCGGACTTAGGAGGTCTGCCTTTGCCGCGAAGCTTAGGTTTTACTATCTCAGTGGTCTGTACCTCTGTTGTCATTTTGTTCCTTTACAACATTATCTCGCTGATACGCAAGGTGTCGTTCCTTTGTGCAGCATTTGCACCAAGAAGTTAATTTATCGGAAGTTTTACTATTCCTGTAAAAGTCACTAAGCGGCTTGACTTCTTCACACCGAGAGCACTTTTTCAATCCGTTGATGTAGTTCAGAAGGTTCTCTTCCTTCTTTTCTTTTCTAGCTAACTGAATGTTACCTTGTGCTGAAAAGTAAGCGTTATCTCGTTTTTGTTCTTTGTTCTTAAACTTATCGACACTACATGTACGACATGTATGGTGAAACCCATCATGTTCACGGAGAGACGGATAGAAATTACTTTTAGACAACTCTTTGAATTGTCCGCATACGGAGCATTGTTTCATGTTGATTCCTCTTGAAAAGGTAAACGGTGTTCAAGACACACTCACCGTTAAAAGTGCTTCAAGCCTATCACTAGGTGTCTTTAAGACATCAGCCATTTATGCACTTAAAGTACTTTAAAGTATCTAAGACATAAAGAACTTTATAAGTTAAATATTATAAGTACTAATTATAAGTAACTTATAGTATGTAACTTCTATGCTTCTTAGACATCTAGGTTACGTCTACATTCGTTGTATCAACTGTGCAGATTCGTCTTAGCAACTTAGGAGTCCATCACCTTCCTCGTCACTTTAAAGACTACATTTATTATACACTACTTTTTTTATAAGTCAAGCTATTTCTTCATCTTTGTTACAATTATTTACATCTTTTACACTTAGACACTTCGTTGACATTGCTTTTAGTGTACGCTTTCCAGTCCTTTAGAGTCTCTACTTTCTACATTTATGACCATGTACTCGAAGGATTGTCTAGTCTGTCTACTTTCCTTTGTCGATCAACTACTTAGCGCTTTAAGTAACCCACTAATTTAGTCAACTAATAAGTCCACTTTTTAGCTTTTTGTGAGCGTTAGAGGCTCCTGCAAAGATAAACACTAAAGCCCTACCCATCCCCCCCATGACTTCATAGTCACTGAATGGTCAGATCAGTCTGTGACTGTACAGTCTAGTCAGTTACTAGTCAGTCTAGTCTATGTACTGTACAGGCATACAGTGTTGCGTAAATACAACAGTACTGTATAGAACTACAGTGTGGTATAAATACAACAGTTACGGGAGAGGCGTGAGAGGCGATGTAGGACCTTATACGCTATACCTGAGCACCTGCTGTATATCTATCCAGTACTTGCAAGATACTGCAAGCCAAGCATTAAAGTGCATGTTAGTGGTAGCGTTAGAGAAGCGGCAAAGTACAATGTTGTAAATAAACAACATATTGTAAAAGTTTGTAACAATTGCAGAAAACCTGAGACAAACAGAGAAAACCTGTTATAATTCATTCATGCCAAGCAATTAAGCAAGGCAGTAACCAAGGATCAAAACATGACAAACAATCAAGACACCCACGCTATCATCGACCAGTGGCGCGCTGAGCAAGCTAAACAAAGCAAGCGTGAAGATATTGTCTGTAACATCATTGTGGCTGTGCTCACATCCTGCGTGCTGTCGGTGATTATCGGATGGGCAATGATCTAAGGGTATATCCTAATAGCAGGGTGTAAAAGCCCTGCTACAATCAACACATCATCAACAAACAGGATCACATCATGAACGTCATTCACACCTTCGAACAATGGCAGGTTATCGGGTTCAACAAGGACAACACCCAGCACAAGATATGCACCGCTCATAGTCTCACCGCTCTACTGGGTGAATTCACCAAGTATCTTCAACGCGCCGAAGCTATCCCAGTGCATCGTGAAGTGCTGGATTCATTCAAAACCATCAAGGTCTGGAATGTCAAGCAAGGATTCACAGGTCTTGATCTTCCTTCGATCAACTAATAACACATCAAACCGGAGAAACTATCATGCACCAACATAACTACGTTCCACCAGTCGAGCTCAAAGAATCACCCGTTCAGGGGATCATCATCGCCATCGTCTGCATTGCTGTCTTCGCCCTTTGGGGTGTCTTGCTGGCCTTGGGAGTCTAACCATGAAATATCTTTACAATGAATACTTCCAAGCATGGTATTACTCAGATGATGATGGCCTGAGCTGGTATCTGGTCAAGTGACCCTCCACCGTGTAGGGTTTTACACTCAGTGTAGAATCCTGTGCAGTGTAGTGGCATACAGTTCGCGCACCTGTGCAGGCAGTTCCTGTAGTATCCTTTGGAGCTTTATCATGAAACAATCCGTCACCTTTAACGATTTCTGCGATGCCTTCCGTGCTTACGATCGCTATGATTCCTTTGGTTATGATGGCCTGCGTGTCATCTTCGACTATCTGGAATCATACGAGCAAGACACCGGCGAGATCGAGTTGGATGTTATCGCCATTTGTTGCGATTACAACATGATGCCCATTGAAGACATCGTTAAAGAATACCGCATTGATGTGTCTGATGTTGACGCTGATGACTTGGAAGAATACGTTCTCGACTATCTCAACGACCAGACTATGGTGCTGGGTCAATGTGCTGATGGTGTCGTTTTCCAGTGCTTTTAAGGGGTGCCCATGCCTAACCATCCGATGGCCTCCAATGGCCTCATAACGTACCGTTACCGTGGGCGCTATGGTTTCATCTACATTGGCGCATCAGCTGACACCGAGGCCTTGTCCGAGGCGCAACGTAGCACTGATGACAAGGTTACACCTGATCGTCTTGAACGATTCAACGGCCATCACTTTGTAGGGGTTTTATCATGAGATATGAAGTCCAATTCAAATCATCCGGTATCGTGGCTTTCAGCGCCTCTGAACGGGGTATTTGTCAGCACTGGCTGGAATGTAACGATTATGGGCCTGATATGGCCTATTATGACCCTGACACGGGCGAGATTGTCCCTGACAAGTGGGTTAGAGGGGAATGTCTCGGCTTGTTTGTCATTAAGAAGGTGAAACGATGAACGACATACAACACAAGATGTGGATTGACAGTATAAATTTTCACATACAAGATGGTTTGCCTATTGAAGAAGCAATGGAAAAAGCTGAGGCATTAGCTAACGCTTGGCCTTTCCCCTCCTTCCCTAATCCACTGGATACAGGCCATAAACGCCCTAAATTCAACCCTTCAAACCATGAGGATGCGCCACTGTGATAAAGATTAAACAATTTGTGTACACAATCAGGGGTTGCGAATGGTATGGGCTTTGTGAAGTGCAGTCGATTGAGTCTCTACCCTTGATTGTTCGGTGTACTGACCTGTATCTTGAGGGATACAAGGACGACAATCCACCGGATATGAAGGATGTTGTCGATTATCAGTTGATCTTGGACATTGAAGACATGGTTAGATTGGAGGCGGAGAATGCCTAATGGATACAATCATTGGCTTGTCTTGGCCATAGTACTTTGTGCTTACATCATTGGAGGTTACATTGATAACTTGGCTAATTAACCTGATCCTGCCATCACGAAAGGCCCACAGAGGCCTCTAAACGGGCCTACAAAGGCTTCAAATGAACCAACTAATGGCTACATAGCCAGAGGAGTAAATAATGCGTTGTATCGCTTGTAATAAAACATTGAATGACTATGAGTCAACCCGTAGACATGCCTTAACCAATGAATTCTTGGACTTGTGCAACAGGTGCATGAAGGACATGCCCAACATCCCGACAAAGGATAGGCCTGATCTGGTCAAAGAGGCTGATTTTGATGATGATGTTGACGATCTGGACACCCTTGGCAACGACCTAGACCTTGACACTGTTACAAACGGTTACAATTTAGGGCTTGACAAAGATTGATCTTGGCATATAATAATACTATAGAGACACTAAGATGTTTCATAGATGCTTAGATGTAACATACTATAAGTTACTTATATAAGTACTTATACAGAGACATAGAAGCATAGAAGAAATGTCTTAGGTACTTTAAAGTAACATTAAAGCGTCTTTGTAACATAGACAATGTTAGATGTGTGTCTAAATGTTGGTAACTTTCATCAAAAGGTAACATCATGAATGATTCAATGATTGAGTATATGGACAACCAAGAGCAGGAACTTGTACAATTTGAGTGCTGGTATCACTCTGTGATCGATGATATGGCTGGTCTTATCCGTGCCAACGGCTATGAACAGGTCATGTATGACGTAATGCAAGCAGTAAAACGAATGCAGGAGAACAAAGAATGATTGTCTCACTGTTTGTGGGTGTCTTAACACTTTTAAAGGTGGTACTCAAATGACTAGATTCAGTCTTAACGTGAACATCGGAGAGAATGCCCGAGTGACTGCCTGCTTTGATCTTGAAAGTGACGGTGAAGACTATGGCATCGCATGGCCTACGCTTGAGGTCTGGTACAAGGGTGTCGACATTGTGGATACACTTGACCAGAATGACCTGAATGACATTGATCGTCAGGTGAAGCGTTCATGGGATGAGATTGAGGATCAGATTAGGGAGCAATGGTATGACTGACATGAGCAAAAAAACAGAGGCGCTGAAGCTGGCAGAGGATGCATTAAAGCGTGTACGAACACAAGACATGGAGCTTGTTCAGCTGTCCATGATTGCCCTTGCCGCCATCCGAGAAGCACAGGCCAGCGAAGCGAAAGAGCAGCCAGCACCAGTGGCGAAGCCACGTAAGCAGGAGCCTGTGGCGTGGCTTGACCCGTGGACACGAAATAATGTCACAACCGACTATGACGCTTATGGGAAGCATGGGATTCCCCTCTACACATCTCCACAAGCACAGCGCACATGGGTGGGGCTGACGGATGAGGACCACGCTGAAGTTAAGGACGTAATGATTCATGTCGGCGTTGGTGCTGGAGTGGCTTGGATCGAGAACAAGCTGCGGGAGAAGAACGGCATCACTAAGGAGCAAACATGACCAGTAAATTCCTGCGTCATATCGCTTGTGAGCACTGCGGAAGTAAGGATGCAGGAAGTCTCTATGATGACGGACACACACACTGCTTCAGCTGTGGTGTAACGGAGCACGAAGGTGCTTATGACGAGAGAACGGTAATGAGGGACGCTGTAGCTCCTCGGAAAGTAACACAGATGGAAATCAAAGGAACGTGTAAATCAATCCCTGACCGAGGAATCAGTCAGGCAACCTGTGAGAAGTACGGAGTAACGACCGATGGAGACAATCAGTATTATCCTTACACTGACGCAGACGGAGTTAGAACGGCTGTTAAGCAACGCAATGTTCCTTCAAAGTCATTCTCCATCACCGGAGATTTCAAGGGAGCAACACTATTCGGTCAGTCTCTCTTTCACGCCGGAGGAAAAGCTGTCACCATCACAGAAGGAGAACTTGACGCTCTCGCAGCTTTCCAGATGCAAGGGAGCCTTTATCCAACAGTGAGTATCCGTAACGGTGCTCAGGCAGCGTTGAAGGACTGTAAAGCCCAGTATGAGTGGCTGAACAGCTTTGACTCTGTGGTGATCTGCTTTGATGCCGATGAGCCGGGTAAGAAGGCTGCTAAGGAAGTGGCTGAATTGTTCGGTAACAAGGCCAAGATTGTCCAGCACAAGACAGGTTACAAGGATGCTTGTGACTACTTGATTGCAGGAGCTACCAAAGACTTTGTGAATGAATGGTGGAGGGCTGCTCCGTATGTGCCTGATGGTATTGTTAACGCTGCTGATCTCTGGGAGGAAATCTCCAAACCAGAGCCTGTGGCAGAGGCACAATACCCTTGGAAGGGCTTGAATAAGCTCTTGTACGGTATCCGGCCAGCGGAGTTGATTACAGTCACCGCAGGAAGCGGGTTGGGTAAGAGTCAATTCCTTCGGGAAATCTTATACTTCCTGTTGAGAACTACGGAGTGGAACATTGGTGGGTTATTCTTGGAAGAGTCAACACGCAAGACAGCACGGAGTATTATGAGCCTCCACGCTAACAAACTGTTACACTTGCCTGATACGCCAACTACTGAACAAGAATTGAAGGAGGCTTTTGATGCTACTCTTGGTACTAATCGTGTGTTTCTGTTTGACCACTTTGGTTCTTCTGATGTGGACAACATTGCCAACCGTGTACGTTACATGGCTAAGGCTTGTGATTGCCGTGTTGTGTTTCTCGACCACATATCTATCGTTATCTCTGGTCAAGATACCGGAGATGAGCGAAAGGCGATTGATGCTATGATGACCAAGCTACGCACACTGGTGCAAGAGCTGAACATTACCTTAATCTGTGTGTCTCACCTTCGTAGGCCTCAAGGCAACCAAGGCCATGAAGATGGCGGTAGTGTGTCATTGTCACAGTTGCGGGGCTCTGGAGCCATTGCACAACTGAGCGATGCAGTGATTACTTTGGAAAGGAACAGTATGGCTGAGAACGAAGATGAACGTCACTTGACTAAGATTGCAGTGGCAAAGAACAGGTACAACGGCGAGACTGGCCCTGCTTGCAAGTTGCAGTACAATGGATATACTGGACGTATGGTTGAAGTTGAAGAGGAGGCGCTATGAGAGAAGTGTTACAAATGAGGGTATCTGTTTCAAATATACAGACACGTGATTCAGATATGTTACAGCTTTTAGTACATGACAAGATACGCCGCGCTATCTCTGATAAGATAGCAGGAATAGCGACTAAAGAAACTCAGCATGAGTGGCATAGAGAGTATACTTGCCGTGTAATTGTTGCTGATTATGAGGATTACTGGAAAGATGTTAAAGAGACAGCAGATCGCCTAAGTTATCGAGGTATGAGTCCAGTGTTCATAGAAGAGGGATTAAAATGAGTACACATGGAGATGGCGGAAAAGGATCAGCACCAAGGCCCATCCCAGACCCTCAGAAGTTCAGGGATAACTGGGATCAGATTTTTGGCAAAGGTAAAGAGAAACCTAAAGAGGAACAGAAATGAAAACAGTGATTGAGATGGCGTGTGAGGCTGGGGCTTATTCCCCAAACAACCCGGACGACTACGCCTTTTCTGTGAAAGAACTCGAACGCTTCGCTGCCCTTGTCGCTGCTGCCGAGCGTGAGGCGTGTGCGAAGGTAATTGATGAAATGGCAGAAGACATGGTGAGAGAAATGGAGCCGAGTACAGCAATCGCATATGTCCGTAGCAAAGCCGCCGCCATCCGAGCAAGAGGAGAAATGAAATGAGCAAACTGAAATCACTGACATTTGATGAGTACAAAGTTGCGGCCAAGGTCACGCTGACCGAGGCCATTGACGAGGAGCCCGATGCGGTGATCGTGCTGATGTTCCACCGTGGGACTGGTCAATTCAAAATCAAGTGCTCCAAGGTTGAGAACCGACTTGAACTTGTCGGCGCATTGGAAGAAGCAAAGAACCATGTATTGGTAACGGGGTACGCATCATGAGTGGAGATCACAATACATATCAAAAGTGGCGTGAGGTAGAGGCTTATGCCGTTCCTATGACTCCTGAAGGAGTCAAAAGCTCACAAGAAAGGTGGAGAGGTTTTAACCAAGGCTATAAACAAGCCATAAAAGGCTGTGTTGATCTGTTAATGGTACAACACGAAGCAGCAAAAGGGCAGCATAACTATTGGCACGTTGCCGCTAACTTGATTGAAGCAGAATACGGAGTTCACAGTGACGATTGAACATTTAATAGTAGGAGCTACCGGAGTAGGATACCTGATCGTAGGTGTGCTACAATGGAGCAAGGGAGAAATCTCTAACGGGATGATCTGGACTGGCTATGCGTTTGCACAGGTGGGACTATGGTTAAATCTGAAGTGACTTTTGAAGACTGGTTCCACCAGCTAGAAGCGTATGGGCTTAAGAGCGAACGCTTTTATGAGAGCCTTGATGCTTTCACCGACAAGAGAGCTTTGGCTATAAGCATGGTAGAATGGCTGAAAGGAGCCTACTATGCAGGTAAAGCTGAAGGAGATCAGATTGCCAGTTACCTTGATTGAAATAATTGAAGTAGATTACTTCTTAACTTAACTAAAGGAAATAAAATGCCTGACATTACAATGTGTTTAGGGCGTGATTGCCCAAAGAAAACGTCTTGCTACCGGTTCACGGCCTTTCCTTCGGAATACAGACAAAGCTATTTTGTTGGTGTTCCGTACAAAGGTGAAGGATGCGACTATTACTGGAAAATGGAAGAACATGACTATGCGGATCGTACTGGACATAGAAACCAACCTAGCACATGATAAGATTCATGTTGCCGTAACCAAAGACATTGACACCGGAGAAGTAAGAACATGGAAAGTAGCCGACAACCTGCGGGAGTATTTAAAGGACGTGTCGTTGATAGTCATGCACAACGGCATCGCTTTCGATGCTCCAGTATTGAATCGCTTATGGAAGACGAAGATTCGTTTGAATCAAGTGTACGATACATTGATAGTAAGCAGGCTTCTCGACCCGAGCAGGGAGACAGGACACAGCCTCGAAGCTTGGGGAAACACCTTAGGATTCCACAAGATTGACTATGCTGCCGTGTGGCAGTGGATGATGGACAGGAAAGAGGAGTACAGAGGTGAATGCTTTGACAACCCTATTGACAGCCTTCTTAATCATTACTGCATTAGGGACGTTGAAGTTACTGCTAAGCTGTATCTTAAACTATGCAATGAGTTTAATGAGAAACAGTTCAGTCTGGAATCGTTGGAGTTAGAGCAAAGCGTTGCGGCTATCATAGCTAAGCAAGAAAGGAATGGGTTCAAACTTGACCAAATCTACGCAACCTGCTTACTTACTGACATCAAGTCAAAAGTGGCAGGAATATATGAGCGAATGCAACAGAGATGGCCTCCTGTCACTGTTGAGCGATTCTCTGACAAAACAGGAAAGAGACTCAAGGACAGCGTGGTTACTTTCAACCCCGGAAGCCGACAGCAGATCGGAGAACGACTGAAGGAACTTGGGTGGAAGCCTAAGGAGTTTACCGAGACAGGTCAGCCAAAAGTGGACGAGACTATCTTGGCTAACATCAAGATTCCAGAGGCTCAGATCATTGCTGAGTATCTGATGCTACAGAAACGTATCAGTCAGATTGAGTCATGGATGGAAGCTGTGGGTAAGGATGGTAGGGTACACGGTAAGGTTATCACCAACGGCGCTGTAACGGGTAGAATGACCCACAGTAGCCCTAACATGGCTCAAATTCCAAACAGTAGCTCCATTTATGGGCCTGAATGTCGGGAATGTTGGACAGTAGAAGATGGTAATGTGTTGGTAGGTTGCGATGCTTCAGGTCTGGAGCTTCGTATGTTGGCTCACTATATGAGGGATGAAGGATATGTCAGAACTGTCTGTGAGGGATCATCTAAAGATGGAACGGATGTTCATACAGTTAACCAAAGAGCAGCAGGACTCGCTTCTAGAGACAATGCAAAAACTTTTATCTACGCCTTCCTATATGGAGCGGGAGATGCGAAGATTGGTAGCATTGTGGGAGGCAGTGCAAGAGATGGAACAAAGCTCAAAGCTAAGTTCCTCGAACAGACCCCTGCCTTACGGAAACTTCTTGAGCGCGTCTCTAAGCAAGCCGCAAAAGGATGGGTTCCCGGACTTGATGGGAGGCGTATTTGGGTTCGATCCGAGCATGCAGCTCTCAATTCGCTCCTCCAAGGTGCAGGCGCTATCGTGATGAAGAAGGCTCTGGTGATCTTTGACAACAAAGTCAGGGCTAATAAGTGGCCTGTCAAGTATGTTGCCAATGTTCACGATGAGTTTCAGCTTGAATGTCCTAAGGATATTGCTGAAGAAGTAGGCAAAGCTGCTAGGATGTCAATCATAGAGGCAGGAGAGTACTTCAAGCTTCGGTGTCCTCTGGATGGCGAATACAAGATCGGTAGAAATTGGAGAGAAACTCATTGACATTGCTAAAAAGTAGTGTACAATATTAGGCAAGGAAGCGAGTGTGGTGGAACTGGTATACACAGCAGACTTAAAATCTGCCGCCGTAAGGCTTGCGGGTTCGATTCCCGCCGCTCGCACCAAGAATGACAGCACGGAAAGACGGCATTTTGAAACTTAAATGGAAATTAAAGGAAATTAAATCATGGATAACAAACCTGTCAAAGTCTCTGGTCAACTCTTCTGGGCTAACTGGATGAAAGAGTTCAACACCAAGTTCAACGAAGACAACACCAAGTACGAATGTACCCTCGGTATGCTGTCTGACAAGGCTTGTGAAGCTCTCAAAGAGCAAGGTATTGTGATCAAGAACAAGGACACAATGGGTAATTACATTGTGGGTAAGTCCAAGTTCGTGTTCGAGCCTGTAGACACTGAAGGTAATCCTGTTGACATCAGCAAGATCGGTAATGGCACTAAGGTTACTGCTTTGGTTGGCTCCTATCGCCACAAGATGTCTGCTAAGTTCGGTGCTGCTCCGTCGATTGGTAAGATCATCGTGACTGACTTGGTTGTCTACGGCGAGGACGCTGAAGGCGAAGATGACTCAGACGTGCTTTAAATAATTATTGACAGCTTCACTCCAATAGTGTATAATAATAGCATCTTTATATTTTATTGGAGTTATCATGGAAGCTAAAAAAGTCATTACAAAACGGGATGAAAAAGGCCGAGTGTTAGAGTACAAATTCCTAGTTGATGGAAAAGAGGTTTCTCAAGGACAAAAGTACTGTAATGCTTGTGCCTCTATCAAAGATATTTCATTATTCTCTGCCTACGGAAATTCTTGTAAAGAATGTGCTAACGCTCGCTCAAGGGCTTTTTACCACAAATCTAAACAAGATGCTGAATGGGTTAAGGAGAGGAATGAAAAGACAGCCCGTGATGGCCTTGAAAAGAAACAAAGAGCTGTAGAATACTTAGGAGGTGCTTGTCATGACTGCGGAGGAAAATTCCCTCTACCTGTCTATGACTTTCACCACCTTGATCCTACAGAAAAAGAACATAACTTAGGAAATATCTTGCGTCGAAAGAATTTTTCTGAAATTGAGAAAGAACTATCAAAGTGCGTTCTTCTCTGCGCGAATTGCCATCGCATCCGTCACTTTGAAGGAGGTAAAAATGAAGTCAAATGATCCTAAGATTGCGCTAGTGGACGCTGATTTCCTTTAGCTTGTCTACCGTATCGGATTCAGTACGGAGGATGAGCCAGTCGGCATCGCTAAGGCACGATTAACGGAGTGGTTAGAAGACTTTATCTATGTGAATCTCAAGGCTGATGAATACAAAGCTTGGATTACAGGTAAATCTAACTACCGTTATGACATTGCCAAGACAGTGCCCTACAAAGGCAACCGTAAGGATGTACAACGACCTAAGCACTACGAAGCCCTACGGGAGCATCTAGTCAAGCGTCATGATGCTATCGTTACAGTTGGTGAAGAAGCTGATGATGCCGTAGGTATCGAGTCAACAAAGCTCTTAGATAAGTGTTGGATCGTTCATGTGGACAAAGACCTCGATCAGCTTCAAGGATGGCACTACAACCCTGTAAAGGATGAGAGGTACTATGTCGATGACTATACAGCGTATCATGCGTTCTGCACTCAGTTACTCACGGGCGACAGGATTGACAACATCCCATGCTTGGCAGGAATTGGCCCTAAGAAGGCTGAGAAAGCTCTTAAAGACGCAAAGACGAAAGAAGAGCTACTCAAAGCTGCGTGGGAAAAGTATCAAGAACTTGGGCATACGATGGAGTATTTTTCGGAACAAGGACAGCTCCTGTGGCTGAGACGATATGAAGGAGAACTATGGCAACCGCCAAACAAGTTGCAATGAAGTATGGGTTTAGAAGCGGATTGGAAGAGCGCATAGCGGAACAGTTGGATAGTCTAGGTGTTGCGTACACATACGAGAAGGTTAAGCTGAAGTACATTAAACCTGCTTCCTCTCATGTGTACACCCCCGACTTTCAACTTCCTAACGGGATCATTGTGGAGACGAAGGGACGCTTCTTAGCGCCTGATCGTCAGAAGCATTTGTTGGTTAAGAAACATAACCCTGAGCTTGACATCCGTTTCGTCTTTAGTAATTCAAATGCTCGCATCAGCAAGACGTCTAAGACAACGTATGCTATGTGGTGTAGGAAGAATGGCTATCTCTTTGCTGATAAAATAATCCCACAGGAGTGGTTAGATGAAAGTTGAGTTTATTAAAGACAATGAAGATGGCAGCGCAAGCTACACCTTTGACCTGACCTCAGAGGAAGCTGAATCCTTGCTTCGATTGGGTATCTTGGAAGCCCTCAAAGCAGGTATTCGTGAAGGTGATAAGTTGAAAGTAGAAGGTGAAGATGTCTAAGGTAAGTTTGGTTTGTTACTCTGTCCCTGCTCCGGGACTGGTTGAGAAAGGCATCAAAGATGCTCAAGACCTGCTGGCGTACATGGCTCGTGTCTCTAACCCAGACAACCAATACGCAACTGAGACAGGCCCGAAGCTGCTGAAGTATCTGATTAACAACAAGCACTGGAGTCCTCTGGAGATGGTTCATCTGTCCTTGGAGATTGAGACAACGCGTGACATTGCACGACAGATTCTCCGGCATCGTAGCTTCAGCTTCCAAGAGTTCTCCCAGCGGTATGCTGCTGTACAGGGCTTTGAGTTGTCTGAGGTACGGTTGCAGGACGTTAAGAATCGACAGAACAGCCTAGAAGTAGGTGACTCTGATTTACATAACTGGTGGTTCAAAGCACAGCAAAGGATTCGTGATGATGCTGAATTGGTTTATAATATGGCTCTTGCCAAAGGGGTTGCCAAAGAGCAAGCACGAAAGCTACTGCCTGAAGGTTTGACCATGAGTAAGATGTACATGGCGGGTAATCTGCGTAGTTGGCTTCACTATGTGGATATTCGCTGTGACAAGGCTACGCAGAAGGAACACCGAGAGGTTGCTGAACAGGTGAAACTGATCGTCTGTGAGCAGTTCCCTGCAGTTAAAGAGTTGTTTTATGCAAAGGAATTGAACAATGCGTATTGAACAGATTGAAGACTTGCTGGACGAGTTTGACTTTGACAAGGTAAAGAAAGTTATGGACTGTCTTAAATGGACTTACCATAACAGTCCTTATAGTGAGGTAACTATTGGAGAGCTTCGGCGTATGGCTCGTCACCTGCTGGAGAGAGCTTACAACAGTGATCCTTCCCCGGAGTACTACACAAGTAGTGGAGGCTTTGACGTGACTCGGTATATGTATCCCGGAGATTGTCAGAAATATTTGACATTGAAGTTTGTAGTAACAGAATGGAGTAGCCCAACATGCTGATGGAAGATTATCAAGAGCTAGCGTGGAAGACTGCGCTAGATACTGCAAAGAACCCTGCTTACATGGTGGCTAATCTGACCTCTGAAGCCGGTGAAGTTGCAGGTAAGTATGCCAAATGGATTCGAGATGGTGTCTTGGACGAAGCAGGCATGCAAAAGGAAGTAGGTGATGTGCTCTGGCAGATTGCTGGATTGTCTACGGTGATGGGTTGGAACTTGGCTGATGTAGCCAGTCAAAACCTGCGTAAACTTGCACAACGACAGATGAACAATACCCTCACAGGTCAAGGAGATAATCGATGATCAATGAAGATCAAACAGAATACGCTTTCCGCTATACAGATTGCGAAGGTAAAGTATACAATACCACTATTGAGAATCCCGGCCCTACGTGGATGGAAGCACTGGATGACTATGTGCGCTTCCTTGAATCCATCTACAAGTATGACATCCGGTCACAGGTACGCATTAAAGAGCCAAAATATCAGCATTTGGTTGAGGATGAGTGGGGTTACATTGATCCTTGGACTGGTCAGTACTTCAATGACGATGACGATAACGAACCTGTGGAAGCTTGGTAAACAATGAAAATCTTAGTTATTCCTGACTGTCAAGTCAAAGAAGGAGTAGCTTTGGATCATCTTGAGTGGGCAGGAAAGGCTATCTGCGACTATCGACCTGATGTTGTTGTAAACATCGGTGACTTTGCAGACATGCCTTCTTTGTCCACCCATGATGTCAAAGGCTCTAAGTACTTTGAAGGTCTTCGGTACAAGAAAGATGTAGAGGTTGTCAAGGGGGCTATGAAGAAGCTCTTACAGCCTTTGCGTGACTTACAGAAGACTCAGAAGGAATCCAAGCACAAGGTGTACAAGCCTCGTATGGTACTGACTCTAGGCAACCATGAGAACCGTATTAACCGTGCTGTGAATAACAATCCTACGCTGGAGGGACTCATTAGTGTTGATGACCTTGGCTACGACAAAGATTGGGAAGTACATGAATTTCTTCATCCTGTGTTTATCAATGGGGTTGGTTTTAATCACTACTGGCCTGTTGGTGCAATGGGCAGACCCGCTGGCACTGCTTCTGCTATTGTGAATAAGCTGCACATGAGCTGCGTTGCAGGTCATCAGCAAGGTAAGCAGATCGCCTACGGTAAGCGTGCTGACGGTAAGCCTATCTGTGCTATCATTGCAGGTAGTTACTATCTTCACGATGAAGATTACATGGACCAGCTCTCTAACCGTCACTGGCGAGGACTGGTAATGTTGAACGATGTCAAGGATGGGGGCTTCGACGAGATGCTTTTGTCTATTGAGTACTTGGAGAGGAAGTATGGAAAACAAGTGTAATTCGTGCTTCTATGCACTAATGGACAGGGACTTGGAAGCTCCATGTATCACCTGTACTGGGTATTCTAACTACGTGAAAGGATCAGTCTACATGACACAACCAAGCCACGATGCAAAGCCTTTGAAGGAAGCTATTGATGACTGGTTCAATAACACCAATGGCGTAGCTTATGAGGACTTCTGGGTTTCGTACAAGGGCATCACTCATGATCCGGTGGAGAAGCCTAAGCACTATATGCTATTTGAGGAAGAGGGCATTGAAGTACGGGATGTGATTGAAAAGCTTGTAGACAAGATGCCTACTCATTACGTTACCCGTAACTCTTTATTTGTGCCTGATTACGTACAGATGATGCAATATTTAATGCGTTTCATGGACAAGAACGGTATCGAGGATTTGAAGAAAGCTCGATGGTACTTGGATAAGATGATTGCTAGTTATGAATCTGACGTTTGAAGAGCTAAAAGAGAAGCTTCAACGTATTGATGAAGTCACGCTGTTGGAGTTACTGAACATCCATAGTGATGACATCATCGAGCGCTTTGAAGACTACATTGAAGATAAACAAGAACAACTAATGAGAGAGATTTACTGATGCGAAACCTGTTAACTAAGAAGACAGCGTACACCTTCGACTATCCAGAGGCTCTGGCCTTTGCCGATAAACAGAACGGTGTGTTTTGGACCTTTGATGAAATTGACTTGGAAAAAGATGTACACTCAATTCTTACCGATTTTACTCCTGCTGAACGTCATGGTGTTACTACTGCACTCAAACTTTTCACGAAGTACGAACGTATTGTTGGCGATGAGTATTGGTCTGGTACTGTTAAACCTAATTTTCAGCATCCTGATATTGGTCTAATGGCAGATGCCTTCTGCTACTTTGAAAGTAATGTCCATGCACGCTTTTATAACCGTATTAACGAACTACTTGGATTGGCTACTGAAGAGTTTCACCAATCTTGGCAGTATGATCCTGTACTGGCTAGCCGTGTCGGGTACTTGGATGCTATTGCTGGTAGCCGTGATATTCCCCTTTCCTTGGCTGTCTTCTCAATGATGGAAGGCTGTATCCTGTACTCTAGCTTTGCTTTTCTGAAGCACTTCCAGAGTAACGGTAAAAACAAGCTGAGTAACCTTGTGGCAGGCATTAACTTCTCCGTACGAGATGAGAACATCCACCACGAAGCAGGGGCTTGGCTATTCCGTACGTACATGGAAGAGAACAAGCTGGACAAGGAGTGGATGAAGGAGCGTGTGTATCAAGCAGCTAAGGCTTTGGTGGACCATGAGCACCGCATTGTTGACCTGTTGTTCTCCCAAGGAGACATTGAAGGCATCAATGCACCGTCCATGAAAGCTTTTGTCAATGCTCGAGCTAACGTATGCTTGAACAATCTGGTTTTTGACAGTATCTTTGATGAAACCGGTGATACAATCTCTGAATGGTTCTACTTGGGCATCAGTTCTAGTACCATTCATGACTTTTTTGCCAAGGTGGGAAATCAGTATAACCGTAAATGGAACGAGAAAGGCTTTGTATGGTGAGTGCAGTATTGGACAATAAGTATGAGTTCCTGAGCGCAGAGCGTAAACGACTCCAGCAGCAGGGATTGTTACCAAATTGGTATCAGACAGGCGGTTGGGGCTTGTTCAAGTCAAAATACATGGATGGTTCCACAAGCTTTAAGAACCGTGTGGAACAGATTGCTGCTACAGCAGCTAAACATGCACCTAAGGATGGTACAGATTGGTATGCAAAGTTCTTTGAGGTTATTTGGAACGGCTGTCTTAGCCCTTCAACGCCTACGCTGGCTAACTTGGGCACTAACAAAGGCATGCCTGTGGCTTGTAGCGGTCAGTACATTGGTGACTCTGTTGCTGACTTCTATGGTGAGCTACTTGATACTGCTGTGCTCACTAAGAACGGCTTTGGCACTAGTGGATACCTTGGTGACATTCGTCCCCGAGGCTCGCAAATTGCCACTGGTGGAACTGCTTCGGGAGTTTTACCTGTATTTCAAACCTACGTAGATGCGATGAAGCGAGTGACTCAAGGGGTTGCTCGTCGAGGTGCTTGGGCTGGTTACTTGCCTATCGATCATCCTGACTTTAACGAGTTGGCTGATTGGGTCAAGAACAATCCTGATGATGCTAACGTAGGCTGGACAATCAGTAATGACTTTATGGAGTCCTTGGACAGTGGACACCCTGAGGCTATTGAGCGTTACCAGAAGGCGTTGAAGCTAAAGATGTTGACAGGTAAGGGCTACTTCTTGTTCACCGATAAGGTAGCAGAAGCCCGTCCCGATACGTACAAGGCTCACAACTTGGATGTTAAAGCCTCTAACCTGTGCACAGAGATCATGCTGCACAGCGGTGAGGAAGAGACATTCACCTGTATCTTGGCTTCTATGAACTTGGAGAAGTATGATGAGTGGAAAGACACGGATGCTGTATTCACTGCGACAGTATTTCTTGATTGTGTTACTAGTGAGTTCTTGTCGATGGCTGCTGGCAAAAGAGGCTTTGAAAAGGCGGTGGCGAGTACTGAAAAGAGCCGTGCGCTAGGCTTAGGTGTTCTTGGTTGGCACTCGTTGCTGCACAAGAAGATGATTCCTTTTGAGAGCTTCCAAGCTCAGAAGCTTAACGTGGAGATATTCAATGACCTTAACAAGAAGTCAACAGAGGCAAGCCGGTATCTCGCGGAGCAACTTGGAGAGCCTGCTTATTGCAAAGGATTTGGAGTCAGAAATACACACCGCCTTGCTGTTGCTCCCACCATGTCAACAAGTCAGCTTATGGGTGGGGTATCTCAAGGTATTGAACCGTTTATTGGAAACGTATTCGTCCAACAAGGCGCAGGAGGAGAAACAATCCGAGTAGTGCCTGAGCTGCTCGAGATCATGAAGCGTGAGGGTGTGTACAGTCGTGAGACCTTGCTCGAGATTGCAAGCCACGATGGTTCTATCCAGCACGTATCGTGGATGACTCCAGAGGAAAAGCAGGTGTTTTTGACGGCTTTTGAAATTGACCAATACGCTATTTTGCGTCAGGCATCTGACCGCCAAAAGTATATTTGTCAAGGACAATCTCTTAATTTATTCTTTGGTGCTGAAGACCCTGAAGAATATATTTCTGCTGTGCATAAGGCCGCTTTCAAAGACCCTCGAATTCTTAGCTTGTATTACATTCGTACCAAGGCTGGGGTGAGTGCTAGTAGTGGTGAATGTGTTGCCTGTCACGCATAACTAAGGAGTAACATGAAAATTGTAGTCTACAGCAAGGATAACTGCCCTGCTTGTACGGCTCTGAAGGCAAGGCTCGTCCGAGAGGGCGAGTCCTTTACAGAGATCAATGTAGGCAAAGACATGACCCGTGAGGACTTTCTAGCGAAGTTCCCTCAGGTACGACAGATGCCTCATGTAGAGTTCATTAACGAAGAATAAGGGAGAATATGGCAAGTAAACAGACAATGAGCAGAGCTATTCCAGCTAAGGAGCTTACTCCTCGTGAGAAGGTTAGCAACAGCTTGAAGTTAAAGCTAGATGACATGACAGTCATTAAGCCTAAGACTGAGAAGCAGATGGACTTCTTCGAGGCGTATCAGGCCAGTAACTACTTCATGGCGCTGCATGGAGTAGCTGGCACAGGTAAGACATACATTGCCTTGTACAAAGCCTTGGAAGAGGCTATGGATCGCAACAATCCCTTCAACAAGGTGACTGTGATCCGTAGTAGTGTCCAGAGCCGTGATATTGGCTTCTTGCCGGGCGATGCAGATGAGAAGATGGAGGTGTACATTCAACCTTATCGACAAATCTGTAGTGACCTATTCAAGCGTAAGGATGCATGGGATCGACTTGTTGAGCAAGGACATATTGAGTTTGTGTCTACCTCATTCATCCGAGGTACTACATTCTCTAATAGCATCATTGTCGTGGATGAGGTCCAGAACTTAACATTTGAAGAATTAGACACAGTTATTACCCGAGTGGGGGATAAGTCTAAACTGATCATGTGTGGGGATTTCCGACAAACAGATCTTAAGAAAAAGGACGATAAATCAGGATTATTAAAGTTTCTGGATATTGCCCGATTGATGAAAGAATTTGTTAGAATAGAGTTCCATATCGAAGACATTGTTCGCAGTTCTTTGGTACGGAACTATATCGTGGCAAAAACTAAGTATGAAGATGGGATTTACGAATGAACATTGAAGAATTAAAAGAGTACTTTAGGTACGAACCAGAGACAGGTAAACTATTCTGGAATAAACGACCGAGTAACCGAGTTATTCGTACTTCTATCGTGGTCAAAAAACATGAAGATGGATCGTTTGAAATACTCAATACACTGTATGTACCAGATAAGGAGAAACATGAGCAAAGCTAACGAGAACATTGAAGAACTAATGATGATGATGCCAGAGCAGAAGGGTCTTATCCGTACTATCACTCAGCAGATGAATACTCACTTGGTGTTCATTGATGACGATATTGTCTCTCCTAGTAACTATCGTGATGTGATCCATTGCTTGGCTACCTGTAATGAGAACGATTCAGTGAATCTACTGGTGAACAGCTCAGGGGGTCGTACAGACTCTATCTGGCAGATCATCGAAGCAATGAAAGGATGTCGAGGTGATGTATCTGTTACGGTTATCGGTGCTGCGTATTCAGCAGCTAGTATGTTGGCTTGTATGGCTCCTGAGTGCTATATCGCTGACAGTGCTGAGTTTATGCTTCATACTGCTCATTATGGCTCCATCGGTACTGTGCCGAATGTCAAAGGACAGACTGACTTCGCTACGAGGCAGATCAACAAGCTACTTGACCAAGCCTACAAAGGGTTCTTGACGGATAAGGAGCTGGAGGAACTGAAGAACGGCAAGGAGTTCTGGTTTGACTCTGATGAGGCAATCAAGCGCATGGGTAAGCGTTATAAGTATCTCAACGGACTAAGCAATCCTAAGCCTAAGAAAGTTAAGGAAGAAACTGAAGAGTAAATGAAAAAGGCCACTAGAGCGTCAACTCTAGTGGCCTTATTTGTTTTACTTCTGACTTTGATGAAACAGTGTCGTGAAAGCTGCAATACCAGCGCCTACCCACAAGATAGGTTTAGCTACTTTAGCGATCCACTCTAGGACGGTAAAGGCTCCGGAGGCAGCGTTGAAGGCTGCTACCATTCCTTCTGTGTCCTCTGCCACCTTATCCACCTTAGATTCAACTGCTATGAGTCGTTCATAGATTTCTTTATGAGATACTTCCTCAGACATGTCACTTCTTCCACCTAGTAAATTTATCTAATGTACGGAATCCCATATAAGCCAGAGAAGGGGCCAGAATAGTCATGGCTATCTCAAACTGAGCGCCTGTACCATAAGCAAACACTTTAGCGATTTCAAATCCAAAGATGTACAACAGGCCTCCATACCAAGACTGACGAGCCATCATAGGGCGGGTGTGCCTTACGTACTCGTCAGAAGCATTGTCACCATTTTTGATAGTGTCTTGCTGTTCGGAATGCGCCGATTGCCCATCAGCTAACTCAAGTTCCTTTAGCCTTGTCTCATTAGCCATTTTAGCGAGTTCGCCGTCCTGTGCCATTTGAGCAAGCTTTAGTTGAGCTTCAGCCTTCTGAGTAGGATCAGGAATCAGCTTATCAATGAGCTTACCGCCAATGCCAAGTAAAGACTCTATGATCATATGTACTTACTCCGATGTAACTCGATGTGGGGACCATCGACAAAAGATACCCAGTCTATCCCACACACGATAGGAATGTCAAGTTGTTTTGCAACTTTCTTAATGTGGTCTGTTACAATCCTGTAATATTTCAGATCCCAAGTAACTTCACCGTCCTTGATCACTGCAAAGTCAATGGCATGGCCTGTGATGTGCCTACTGTTCATTGTCTGACTCTTACCTGAATCGAACAATACCTTCTGACGATCCTTCGTGCGAAGTCCTTCAGAGATAGAGAAGTCCAAAGGAGACTCTTTGATAGCCTCCTCTATTACTTTTACTAGGTCAGGATGGACTCCTTTGAGCCTGTCCTTGCTACGTTGGCTTAGTGCGAATGTCATTGTGCTACTCCTTCTCGTGATGCTGTAGGCACGGTGAACGATTGAATGAATGCTGCTTTGGTAGGTTCATCCATGTATTTGAACATAGAGCTAACCAGAGTAGAGATACGTCCTTTATCCACACCAGAAGACATTAACTGAGCCATCGCAGCAGGTTCCAGCATAAGTTCAGTCATCTTAGCGTTGAACTTCTGTTGGTTGCCTTGCTGTAACAGTCCCAATGCTTCCTTAGTCAAGGTAACAGTACGAGACAGAAGACCCGGAATATTTCCAGCGACGTCAGGCAATCCCGGCTCTAACTGACCTACTTTAGCTGCCAGTTGATCAGCTTTAGTCTTACGTGAAAGGTCAGCAAGCACAACATTAACAGTACCAATTTCCTTAGGAGTTAATACTTGGTCAAGCTTCTCATAACGAGGGATACCTGTAGACTTCTTAATCGTACCTGCTGCATTCTCCACTGCTGTAGCGAATACACCTGCACGCTCTTTGTCCAAAGGTGTCTGTAATCGCTTAACCAGATAATCACCAATCTCCATACGGTTGAGTTTGTTACTGTAATCAGAGTATGATGTCAGGTATTTAGACCATAGACCATCAGAAGATTTATTTAGAGAAGCATCGATTAACTGTTTTACGTTACCGGCTGCTTTAGCTGCTTGCTCTGGGATTCCACCCTGAGCAAACTGTTCACCCTGACCCAAATACTTAGCAATATCTTGGTTAAGTGTCTTACGCACGTTCTCATACAGGTCTCGACTATTCAAGATACCGTTATCATCTGCTTTGGATAGAATCTTTTCCTTAACACCCTGCAACACTGCTTTGCTCATGTCTGAGGTTGTTCCTCGCATGACTGAATCAATACTGTCTGTCAAGTCAGAAGCTCTCAAAGGAAAGAAACCGTTAGATTCCAAACTGTTCAGTTGATACTGTTTAAGCTGAACATCCTTACGCAGAGTATTAGCTTTCTGCGAATAAGCCGCTGCTCGCTTAGAAGCATCTTCAGCAATATCACCCGCTGTCAACCATCCGGGCTTACCTTGACTCGCAGTAGCTTGTTGTGCTCTGGAAGCCAACCCAACCATACCTGTAGTCTGCTCCGCTGCTGCTACACTGTTAAAACCATCAGCAATCTCTTTCTCAAGCTTGGTGAAGATAGGGCCAGCCACGTTAGATTGGTTCAGTGCTTCCTCACGCATGCCACCAGTAACAGCACCTCGTTCAGCGGCGCTAGCAGCACGGTCAGCTTCTGTTCCAGCAACACCTTGCAATGCACGGACACGAGCAGCTTGTTGTTCTGATGCTCGCTCTGTGAACTTAGCAGCAACACCTTGCTTACCTGAAAGTTTACTCTGAGCAGCAATCAGTTCTACCGCTGAAGGAATATCAGACAAGGCTTCGGCTACTGTAGGGCGAGAGCCAGACACTAATTCCTTAGCGTCTTGCAGTGCTTTGATTACAGCTTGTTTATCACTACCAGCCAAACCATCCACATACTTCTTCATAGCCTGTTCGCGACCAGAAGGAGTCAAGCTTTTGACAGCGCCTGCTATCTTACCAAGACCAGCAACACCAAGCTCTGTAAGAGGGCCAAGAGCAGCGCCTAAGCCTGCTTGGGTTGCTTTAGATGACCAGTAATCATCTTCTTTACCGTATACAGGTTGTAAGGAACCTGCTACTGCCCCGGTAGAGGCAGCACGAACTAAAGCAGGGCCACGGGTAGCGGCAGCTAAGTTAGCAGGGTTGATTACGTTACCAGCCAAGCGAGAGAAGTCAAAACCTGTATCTCCTTGTTCTTGTCGATTAGCTTTATAGGCTTCTTCTTCACCTTGAACAATTTGATTGACACGTTGAGCCTCAGAGCCGAAGAACCGACTTACAGGGTTAGGAGCAAGACCACCCAGAGAAGTCACTGCTTCGAGACCTCTAGGGAGCAACTGAGCACCGCCACTGATAGGGTCTTTCAAACCCATCAAGAAACCCGAAGTAATAGGAGCTTGTTTAGGAGCATCTGTTTTGATTCCTAGTTGAGCATAAAACTGTTCTTTAGGAATATCAGAATAGAACTTATCACGAAAGGAATCCGCAAGCTGAGTATCTGACAAGTCATTATACTGAGGATACTTTGTCCTAATCTCTGCAATTGTCGCCATATATTTCCTTATTTTGGTTTCCGCAGTCCTAAGGGATCGTTGCTGTTGTTAACAGGACTTGTTTCGTCATCCCTCTTACCTTGTAAGTTAAGACGAGACTCACGGACTTGCTTACGGACTTTACTCCAACCCTCCATAACCACACCTAAGTTCTCTTTGAACATCTTATCGGTAGGGTCCAAGGCACGTGTCTTGTTCAGAAGAAGAGCAAGTTCTTTCTCGCTCAAAGCACCGAAACCTGTAGCTCCTGTCCGGCTCTGGCTCTTGAGTTCTTCAAGAGTACCAATAGCCTTCTCACTGTTCAAGGAACTGACAAGATTATTCAATGCCTTAGCATCAGTCCAAGGGATAACAGAGGAGACAGCCTGATTCAAACCACCAACCATACTACCGGGAGCCAGTTTAAGTGCTCTTTCAGCAGTGGTTAAGGCTGTATCAAGGTTAGACTCAGTGCTACTCAACTTGGAAACTGCCTGAGACTTCTCTGTGGCTGTCTTCTCACGATCAGCTTCTAACTTTAATTGTTTCTGTTCAATCTGTGTCTGAAGCAACTGAGCTTGTAAGCTCTTCAACCCGCTACCGTCAGGATTCAGTTTAGCTTGTACCCACTGTTTCTTTACTTGAGCTTCCTGCTCAGGAGACAAGTTAAGAGAACCGAGAATACGCTCAAACTCACTCTTAGACTCAATAGCAGGTTTCTCGTAGATCATCAAATCAGCAGGGTTCTGTGTTTGACGATACTTAGCCAAACTCTCAGGTGTATACTTACCGGACTCAACAAGCTTCTGGAAAGGATCAACAGCTTCCTTCTCACGGAGGTTCTTAGCGATAATAGATCGTCGAACATCAGCATCCAAAGCAGACTTAGAGGCTGTCTGGAGTTTACCCGCAAGTTCATCAGCCAGTTTATAATCCCCATTCTGCATTGCAGCTTGAATGCCACGCTGCAATGATTCAGCACTGGTCAGGTCTAACCCTTGCATCAGACCTTGACGTTGCTGCAAGCGCATCATCTCAGGGTCTTTAGCACCCAACAAACCTGCACCTGCATCACCTAAGCGACTACCGGCAGTGTAGAAGGCCATCTGAGCAGCCTGTTGAGGATCAAGCTTAGCGAACTGTAAAGCCCTCGCTTGAAGCTCATTGTCACGTTGTCGTTGGATAGACTCAGGAGTCATACCGAATAAACTATTCATTACATCAGCCATTATCTATCCTTTAAAAGTCCAACCAGCCTGTAGGCGAAGTAGCTGCATAGCTGGTAGCTTGGTTATATTGCTGCTGAGGAGTAATAGGAGAACCACCCATCCAGTTAGCTATTCCGCTGGTGAATCGAGAGTTACTACCTAAGCCTTGCAAAGCAGCACCAAAAGGACTACCACTAGTAGCTTGTTGCATTGTACGAGCAGCGTTAGTACCGCCTTGTAACAAAGTGTTACCTACGTTAGCGCCTGCTGTTGCAGAACGACCACCCAACTGAGCACCAATGTCCAGAGGACTCTGACCAAGTTGTTCCAAGTTAGAAGCAAGACCAATCTGTGTCTGAATTGGGCTATAACCTGATGTGGCAGCTTGAGAGCCTAAACCGAACAGACCTGCACCGAACTGAGTCTGAGCACGTCCTTGAGCCATAGCATCAGCAGCCAATTGAAGGTCTTGTTGAGCCAAAGCATTGTAGTAAGCTTGTTGCTCAGGGTTAGCGTTACCTAAGTTACCGCCTTGAGCTGTACTCAGACCACCTCGGCCTGTGTTGAACAGATTCTGAGTGATCTTGGACTGAGCCATGTCTCGGCTAGGCTGCAACAGTTGCTGCTGCTTTGCCATCCAATCAGCCGCTGTCTGCTCAGGGGAAGTACCTAAGTACTGCTGACCTAAGTTGAACAGTGACTGAGCACCTTGTAAGCCTTGAGCACCTAAGCCTGCGCCACCAGCACTAGCCTGAGCTAGGAACTGATCACGCAGAGCTGCAATGTCAGGAGCTACGTTGTAGCCTGCACCAGTCAGATTACCTTGAGCATCAGTTTGGAAGTTAGAGGAACCGAAGCGGGAGGTAATACCCACTGGACGGAACTTCTGAGCGTCAGCAGCAATACGAGCTGCTTCGAGTTGAGCATTAGCGGATGTACGGGCAGCATCTTCTGCTGCGTTGCCTCCGAGAATACCCCCTAAGAGACTAGCGCCTCCACCGATAAGAGCACCAAGCATATTTGTTCCTTTAATAATTAAGTGTTATGCTGTCAGTCATTTACGCAGTACGTTTCCACATAGCCACTGTGATGTACGGCTGGAGGTTGGCGTTAGTGCCGCTGGAGCCTGTTGTACTAATACCCACAGAAATACCTGTTCCTGAAGCACCTGTAGTTCCGGGAGTTTCGTTATAAATTGCCAACTGGCCTCCTCCTGCTAGGAACTGA